CTATTGATTCTCCTACATTTACAGGATCAGTCTCTGGTATAACCAAGTCTATGGTTGGTCTAGGAAATGTTGATAACACAGCAGACCTTGATAAGCCAATCTCTGATGATACGCAGACTGCTTTGGATGCTAAGCTTGCTTCTGCAACTGCAGCTTCAACATACGCACCAATCGCTAACCCAACATTTACAGGCACTGTTGCTGGAATTACAAAGTCAATGGTTGGTCTTGCTAATGTGGATAACACAGCAGACTCAGCAAAGCCAGTTTCAACAGCACAGGCTACAGCAATCGCAACTGCTAAGTCAGAGGCTATTGCAGATGCAACAGCACAGGTAAATGCAGTAATTGCATCTGCCCCAGCAGCATTAAATACTCTTGACGAATTAGCAGCAGCACTTGGTGACGATGCAAACTTCGCAACAACAGTGACAACTAGTCTTGCAGCAAAGGCACCACTTGCCTCACCAACATTCACTGGAACAGTAACAGTTGCAGCAAATGGAGTTGCGTTTACAGACGGTACACAAACAAAGGCTGGCGTTCCATCACTTACAACTACAACAACTACAATCTCAGGAGCTTACAACCTTTCAACAGGTGGACTTACTCTTCGTGATCAGCTGGTTCAAATCTCAGGCGCACATACAGTTACAGTTCCAACAAATGCAACAACCGCATTCCCAGTAGGAACATCAATAAGTTTCTGGCAATCATCTGGAGCAGGTGGAGCAAGCTTTGCAGCAGCAGCTGGAGTAACGATATATGCAACTCCAGGAGCAATTCTAAGAGCTCTATATTCATCAGCAACACTTACCAAAGTAACAACAGATGCTTGGCTACTTATTGGAGACTTAAAAGCATAGTACTTATAAAAAAATAGAGTGCTAACTCTATACTAAAGATTTACACGCTCTCTATGAGCGTGTTTTTCTTTTTAAAGTGTGTTATACTTAGGTACTACTTCAGAAAACATGAAGTACTCATATAATTTTACTTTGAAAGGTATATAAAATGTCAGAAAGTGTATTTTCATTTCGTTTGTCAGATGAGTTTGTAAATAAATATCAGTTAATTCCAGCACCATTTGGATTCTCAGATGCAGGGTCTAACTCGCTAGGAGAGATCACATTTATTCGCACATATTCTCGTGTCAAAGAAGATGGAACTAAAGAACGCTGGCATGAGGTTTGTCGCCGTGTAATTGAGGGTATGTATTCAGTACAAAAAAATCATGCTAAAGATAATCGTCTACCATGGAATGATAACAAAGCACAGAAGTCTGCACAAGAAGCCTTTCAAAGAATGTTTGAATTAAAGTGGACTCCACCAGGTCGTGGTCTTTGGGCATTTGGTACACCTATGACTATGGAGAAGCGTAACTCTGCATCACTTCAAAATTGTGCAATGGTGTCTACAAGAGACCTTGATCGTAATGATCCTGGTGCATTATTTGCTTGGGTAATGGATGCATTAATGTTGGGTATTGGGGTTGGATTTGATACCCTTGGACAAGATAAGCAGATTCCTATCTATGCACCAACAGAACCAGCATCAACTTATGATATTCCTGATACTCGTGAAGGATGGGTTGAATCAGTTCGTCTTTTGATTAACTCATTCCTGCGCCAGAATCAATCAATTCAGCTTTTCAACTATGACCTTATCCGTCCTCTAGGTGCTCCTATTAAGGGTTTTGGAGGGGTTGCAAGCGGTCCAGCACCACTTATTGATCTCCATACACGTATTCGCAATGTAATTGGCTCTAGAGCAGGAGAAATTCTTGATAGCCGTGCCATTGTAGATATTGTAAATCTTATTGGTACTTGTGTTGTTTCTGGTAATGTTCGTCGTTCTGCTACCCTTGCACTTGGCACACCAGAAGACCATGGTTTTATTAATCTAAAAAATCCAGAAGTATTTCCAGAGCGTAACTCATATGATCCAGAAAAGCCAGGTTGGGCATGGATGTCAAATAACTCTATTGCAGCAACAGTTGGAACAAAATATGAAGACTATGTAGATTTAATTGCGGATAACGGAGAGCCAGGTTTTATTTGGCTTGATGTTGCTCGTGATTATGGCCGTCTTGCAGATGCACCTGATTATAAAGATGCTCGCATTATGGGCTTCAATCCTTGTGCGGAGCAGCCATTGGAGTCATACGAGTTATGTACACTTGTAGAAGTGCACTTAAATCGTCATGAATCTAAGGAGGACTTCCTCAAGACATTGAAGTTTGCATATCTTTATGGAAAGACTGTAACTCTTATGCCTACACACTGGCAGCAGACAAACGGTATCATGCAAAGAAACCGTCGTATTGGAACATCATTGACAGGTATTGCATCATTTGCAGATACATATGGTCTTCCAACAACACGTGAGTGGATGGACGAGGGCTATAACAAGATTCGTCATTACGATCACAAGTACTCAGAGTGGCTATGTGTTCGTGAATCAGTTCGTGTAACAACAGTTAAGCCATCAGGCTCAGTATCACTTCTTTCTGGTGCAACACCTGGTGTTCACTGGGGACCTGGTGGAGAGTTCTACCTTCGTGCAATTCGTTTTGGAAACACTGATCCAATGCTTCATCTTTTCAAAGCTGCAGGGTATAAAATTGAAGCAGACCTAGTATCAGCAAATACCTCAGTAGTATACTTCCCAGTTGCATCAGGACATAAGCGTGCTGAGAAGCAGGTAAGCTTGTTTGAGAAGATTGGTTTGGCAGCAACAGCTCAGAAGTACTGGTCAGACAATGGTGTTTCTGTAACACTCTCATTTGACAAAGAAACAGAAAAGCAGTTTGTAGCTCCAGCACTCAACATGTATGAGGGACAGCTTAAGGCAGTCTCATTCCTTCCAATGGGCAATAAGACATATCCTCAGCAACCGTACACTGAGATTTCTAGAGAAGAATACAACGCATATGTAGGAACAATTGGCAAGATTGATTGGTCTGCTATTTATGATGGTGTAGAGAATCTTGAGGCTGAGGGTGAAGCATATTGCTCAACTGATGCTTGTGAGATTAAGCTGTATTAATGGTAACTAGTGGTACACATTAGCATCATTATGGTATACTTGTGGTTATGAGTAATACAAATAATCCATTAATTAATCCAAACACTGGTTTACCAATTGTTGGAAACGTACGCAAAAAGGTCATTGAGAAGAACTACGACTGGGGACTCTATGTCTACAAAAAGGCAAATGGTCGTTGGTTTACTGATGGTAACGGAAATGTGCTTAACATTGAATCTATGCGTAGTGATATTTCAAAGATATCTGAGTTAAAAAGTGCAGCAAAACACTACGGAGATCCAGGGGATGGAGAAGCAATCTTTGTACCTGGACTTACACGTATTTCAGAAGACGAGCACTCAGAGCAACTGGATCGTATGGTCAATGGTTTAATCCCATCTAAGAATGACCTAGGTGCTTGGAAAGCTGCAAAGGATACACTAAATACACATGGAAGAGAAGCGTACGAAAATGGATAATAACGAGTATCAGTATATCTCTGCAAGTTTAAACACGCAAGATGAAAAAGAAAATGTTTTTAGAGACCAAGACCCATTTAACAAGTCATGGGAAATGCTAAAAGACTTCTCTGGACTAGAACAAAACTTTCGCCGTAGAACAGCAAGAAACCTTAATAAGTTTGCAGATGTAAATAATGCAGGATATCTAGATTCTGCAAATGTTACACCATCAGGTGTAGATGCTTCATCAAAGCAGATTAATCCTGGAACGGTATACAGAAATGGTTACGGACTATTTGACGTAATTACTCCTCCATATAATCTATATGAACTTGCAAATTTTTATGATACATCTTTTGCTAACCACGCTGCTATTGATGCAAAGGTTGCAAACATTGTTGGACTTGGATATTCATTTGAACCAACAGATCGTACTATGCTTTCTTTTGAGGGTAAAGAACAAAGCGCTACAGATAAAGCACGTAAGCGTATGGAAAGAATGAAGCTTGAGATGCGTGACTGGCTAGAAAACCTTAATGATGATGATTCATTTACTAAGACAATGGAAAAAGTTTACACAGATGTTGAGTCCACTGGAAATGGATACCTTGAAATAGGTCGTACAGTAAATGGAGATATTGGCTATGTTGGTCATATACCATCAACAACAATTCGTGTACGCCGTTTGCGTGATGGATACATGCAGATCATTGCACAAAAGATTGTTTACTTTAGAAACTTTGGTGCAACCAACCCTAATCCAGTTACAGAAGACCCACGGCCAAATGAGATTATTCATATCAAGGAGTATTCTCCACTAAACACTTTCTATGGAATTCCTGATATTATTGCAGCACTTCCTTCACTTATTGGTGATCAGCTTGCATCACAATATAATATTGACTACTTTGAGAACAAAGCTGTTCCAAGATATGTCGTAACCCTAAAGGGCGCAAAGCTTTCTGGAGAAGCAGAGGACAAGATGTTCCGCTTTTTGCAGACAGGCCTCAAGGCACAGTCTCACAGAACTCTTTACATCCCACTTCCTGGAGATACTGACCAGAATAAGGTTGAGTTTAAGATGGAGCCAATTGAGAATGGTATTCAAGATGGTTCATTTAAAGAGTACCGAAAGCAAAATCGTGACGATATTCTTGTTGCTCATCAGGTGCCAATTTCAAAACTTGGCGGTACTGACTCAGCAGCAATCGCAGCATCAATTGCACAAGATAGAACATTTAAAGAGCAAGTTTCTCGTCCTGCTCAAGGACACCTGAATAAGGTAATCAACAAAATCATCAAAGAAAAAACAGACGTTCTTGAGTTAAAGTTTAATGAACTTACACTTACAGATGAAATCACTCAATCACAGATTCTGGAAAGATATGTCAAGACTCAGGTCATGATGCCAAATGAAGCTCGTGAAGCAATTGGTCTTCCACAGCATCCAGACGGAGATACTCCATTTGAAATGTCTCCAAGACAAGCAACAGATGCTAGAGCAAACGCATCTGGAAACAGAGCAAGAGATACTGAACGAAACAATAGTCAATCTGATGGACCTGCAACCACAACTGGACGCAATCCACAGGGTGAAGGCAGAGCGTCTCAATAGTTGAGAAAATGTTTAAAAGGTTTGGTATAATAGAATCGTCATGAATATAAATAAAGCACATTGGTCAACAGACGGCGATAATGTACGTCTGTCAATGCCTCTTACAAAAGTAGACAAAGAGAAGCGCATCGTTTCTGGATTTGCATCTTTGGACAACCTTGATAAGCAAGATGATATTGTTACAACAGAAGCATCAATGGAAGCATTTGCAAAGTTCCGTGGCAACATTAGAGAAATGCATCAGCCATCAGCAGTAGGCAAGATGGTTTCATTTAAAGAAGAAAAGTATTTTGATACAGAGTCAAAGAAGTTCTACAAGGGTGTTTTTGTTTCAGCCTATATTTCAAAGGGCGCACAGGATGCCTGGGAAAAGGTTCTTGATGGTACATACACTGGTTTTTCTATTGGGGGACGAATGAACAAGTGGGACGATGCATATGATGAAAAAGCAGATAAGACAATTAGAGTTATTAAGGAATACGATTTGATTGAGTTGAGTCTTGTAGATTCCCCAGCAAATCAGTTTGCAAATATTGTATCCGTTGAAAAGGTTGACGGAGTAGACACACTAACAGGATCATCAGTTAATGTAGTTGTTGAAAATGTATTTTACGATTCAGAATCTGGCCTAGTAACTTTGTCAGCAAATGAATCAGAGGTAAGTCCAGTCACTGGCGAAGAAATGAAAAACATTGGTTTTGTTGAAAAAAATGATTCAGAAAAAACAGAAATGATAAAGTTCTTAGTTGATAGTGCAAAAGGCATTAGAACAATTAAGATAGCAAAGGAGGATAATCCTATGACAGAAGAAACAACAGCAGTTGTTGATGCTCCAGAAGCACTAGCAGCAGAGGTAGTTAATGAAGTTGAGGTTGCTCCAGAGGCTCCTGCAGAGGCAGTTGCAAAGTCACTAGAAGTTACAGAAGAAGTTGTAGCAGAAAAGTCAGATGCAGTTGTTGAAGAGGTTAGTGCTCCTTCTATTGAAGAAGTAACAGAGAAGGCTGACGAAGCAATCGTTGAGGTTGCAACAGCAACAGCAGAAGTTGCCAAAGCAGTTTCTGAAATTCAGAACTCTGTAACTAATGCCTTGAGCGATCTTGCAGCAACAGTAAAGGCTATGCAAGCCAACGTTGATGCAATTACAAAGTCTCTTGAATCCGTAACAGAGGAAGTTAAGGAAGTTAAGGGAAGCTTTAATGAGTTTGGAAAGACCGTAGATGCCGTAGTTGCAGATACCGCTTTCCGCAAGTCTGGCGATCTCGGCGAGATTGTACAGGAATCACCGAAAGTGATTCAGAAATCCCTATGGGGCGGACGTTTCCTCACAAATTCCGACCTATTTAACTAAAACAAAATCACTAGGAGGTGAACAATATGTCAGAAACAACAAACACAGATCTTCAAAAGTCTTTTAATCATCCCACAGGTGATGGCGTTGCCGTATCAGGTGGAATTGGTGGTGCAGTAGCACAAGGACCTGACGGAAATCTAAGTCCAGCAGCTTCGCTTGGTAATATTGCTACAGCAAACTACGGACTAACAACAGGCGCAAACGCAGTAAACCCAACTGGTACACCAGGTGGTATCCTTGCACCAGAGCAGGCTCGTCGCTTCATTGATTATGTATGGGATGCAACTGTACTAGCCAAGGATGGTCGTAGAGTTACAATGCGTGCTAACACAATGGAACTTGAGAAGGTCAACGTTGGAGAGCGTGTCATTCGTGCAGCAGCACAGGCACAGCCTACATTTACAAATGCAGGTGCAACATTCTCTAAGGTAGAACTTACAACCAAGAAGATTCGTCTTGACTGGGAAGTTTCAACAGAAGCACTAGAAGACAATATTGAAGGCGCAGCACTTGAGGATCATCTAGTTCGCTTGATGACCAATGCATTCGCAAATGATATTGAAGACCTTGCCATTAATGGTGATGGTTCAACAGGTGACTTCCTTTCAATCATGGAAGGTTTCGTAAACCGTGTTAAGACAGATGGTGGAGCACATGAGTCAATCGTTACTGTAACAGATAACGCATGGACACCAGAAGTTATGCAGGATATCATCCTAGCAATGCCACGCAAGTACCGTGCTATCAAGAACAATCTAAAGTTCTACGCAGGTACAGATGCATTCCAGGGAATCGTTAAGAATAACGGTACACTTGCTGATGCAGTTGCAGAAGCATTTGCAGGACAGATCGCAGGATCAACACAGGCTAATCGTCAGGCTTACCTAGATGGTGGAGCACAGACATTTGGTGGAGCACGTACAACACGTGTTCTTGGTGTTGACGTTCAGGAAGTTCCATACTACCCAGCAGGCTATGTAGATCTTACATTCCCTTCAAACCGTGTATGGGGATTCCAGAGAGATATCACTGTAAACCGCACATACCAGCCAAAGAAGGACACAATTGAGTACACAGTATTCGTCCGCTTTGGTCTACAATGGGAAGAGCTTGATGCAGTTGCTTACGCAGATGCTGCAGTAGAGTCATAATCTCAAATTAACTTGACGAGGGAGACAGCGTAAAAACTGTCTCCCTTAGTCATATTCTGATATAATAGCAGTGGAGGATACAATGTCATTAATAGATGAATTAAAAAGTAAGACTGTCTTTGAACTAAAGTCATACGCAAAAAAAAATAACATTGACCTATTTGGGGTAAGTACAAAAAATGATATTTTAGAGGTAATTTTTAGCTTTGTGCCTAAAGAGTCATCAGAGCTAGTGGTTAAAAAGCAAGAGCCAAAAGAGAAGGTAGCAGTTTATTCAGTTCGCAATCTTTACTGGAATGGTGTTGGTGAGTTAACCAAGGGGTATAACATAGTCACTAAGGAGGATGCTGATAAATGGATAACAAACAAGTCTGTACGCACAGCTTCTCCAGAAGAAGTGAAGAGAGCATACGGTAAGTAACCCATGGAAGCTTTAAGATTACCACCATATCCTATTCTTGTAACGTATACCGTTGCAGAGCCAGACACGGATCATATAGTTCATATCAAGGACAAAGACAGAAACGATATACTTGCAGAGTATGAAGTAGAGTCTTCTGCAGACGCAAAGATTGCTATAGAAGTTTCTGGGGATTTTACTAAGTATGACGATAGCTACTATCTGGTTGTTTACCAGGAATCTGTAGATCAAGACTTAATTGTTGTTGAAGATAACTTAGAAATAAAAAGACCATATGTAAACCCTGCTAGACTAGCAACAACAGCATCTGAGATTGCAGAGTATGCACAGTATGAAAGAATTGCAAGAGCCATAATTGACTCAATTACTGGTGGTTTTTATTACAAGGTTGAGTGGCTTGATAAGACTGGACAAGGAACGGATTACCTTCCTATTTGGGACAGAACTTACAAAATCTTAAAGGCATATGAAAACTCATTGCTAGTTTATGATGCAAGCTTAGAAGATCCTGTTCTTGGTGAATGGGTATACGAATTAACAAAAGATAAAACTGCCATAATGAAAAATACAGAAGAAGCAGGAATGATTGGCAATAGATCTGAGCAAAAGAGCTCAACTATTAGTACTGCTTCATCAGATTCATTTAATGTTTATGATACAGATTATAGTGAAAATGCATACACATTCTCAACTGGATCACATTTTCCAGAAGGATGGGATTACCTGTTCTTACTTGAAATGGGATACAAGGTTGTTCCTCATGATATATATGAAGCAGCATCAATGCTTATTGAAGACATCAAGTGTGGCAAAATAGACTATTACAAGAGATACGTAACATCGTATAATACAGAGCAGTTTAGAGTTCAGTTTGATAAGACAGTTCTTGACGGTACTGGAAATATGCTTGTTGATAAGATTCTTGATAAGTATAAGCAGAGCATAACAAGAATAGGTATTCTTTAATGCAATGCGAGCCAACAGACTTTTTATACCCAATGCTTGCAGATGTCTACTATCCAATAGTAGACCAAGGAGCATACGGTAACGTAAAGAAGCAGTGGATTCTTGACAGATCAATTGCCTGCAACTTTGCACCTACTGGTCAGTCAGCAACTGAAGATGTTAAGCCAAATGTTAATATAACTAAAGAAAATATACTATTAGGAAGAACCAAGACAGACCTTAGAGTATCCTCATCAAACAACAGAAACTCAGTAACTAACGTAGTCGTAACAAACATAAGAACACCACAGCAAGAAGACGTATACCTAGAAACTTCTGGCCCAAGAAACGGACGCTCAACTATATATGAAATAGCATCAACTGAAGCTATAGTTGGTCCGTTTGGCAGTGTAGAGTACTACAAGGTAGTCTTAAGAAGATCAGAGAATCAGGCAAGTGACCTATAATGAAAGTTATAATGAATGACGCTGCTTTTAAAAAAGACATGAAGAATATCATGAACTACTCAATTGGATTTTTAGAAGGCGTACAAGCAGGAAAAGTAAAGTTTTTAAATAATGTTGGAGTAATGACAAAAGAACTATTAGAGCAATATATAGACTCAAATGCCAGGGTAAATCCAGAAGCACTACACCATATATACGAATGGTCTAAAGTGGGAAGTCCTGATGCACGTCTATACAATATAAACTATACAATAAGCAACCTTGGCCTTTCGTTTGTGTCAACATTTAAGCAATCAACATCAATTAAGGATGGCTCATCAGTACCTTTTTATAACAAGGCAAAAATAATGGAAGAAGGCACTCCAGTAACCATTAGACCAGAAAGATCAGACGTTTTGGTTTTTGAAGATGGTGGAGAAACAGTCTTTACTAAAGGCGAGGTTGTAGTACAGTCACCTGGAGGAACAGCAACAACTGGCTCTTTCCAAAAGGTGGTTGACACATTTTTTACTAGATATTTTACTCAGGCATTTTTAAAAACAAGCGGTATTTATCAATATTTTAATAATGCAGATGTTTACAGAAAGAACCTTGCATCTGGAAAGTCATCTGGAAAGATCAAGGGATACCAAGTAGGCTATAGATGGATAGCGAATGCGGGGATTAGATAATGGCATATGCAGAGCTTTGGATAGGATCAGCTGGGGTTCTTAATACTCCAGTATTATGGATTAATAAATATCTTCAGGAACAGATATCTGGAATATTTCAAAATGATAGTGGAGAAGAAAATGCTACATTTCCATTTTTTCCATCAACCCCATCTACTATAGACGACTTAACTGATTATTTTGGTAGAAGTACACAAGGTGTTGCTGCTACATGGGATAGACTTATTAAGATGAATAGAAAAGGTTTTCCACATATTAAATGTGAGCAGTTGCTTTATTATTTTTATGCAACAGGCGAAAACCCAGTAGAAAAAATGATTACAATACAGGAATCTGTTCTTAGACTTATGGACAGATTTGATGAAACAGCAGAAGAGATTAATAACTGGTGTTCTAACAGGGTTATAAGAGTAACTGTGCCAGTAACAGTAGAAAACCCAACAGGATTTGTAGATCTAGAAAATCAGTTTTACTTTCACAACTTCAAGGTATACCAGCTTGAGGAGACCAGAGATATTATAGACTTTGGCACGGCTCGTACCTATGGCGGTAACAAGATAATTATTGACTTTGACTACCACCAGATGCCAGACCTAACAGGCAGTACCTGGGCTCCAGAGCCTAAACTAGCCACAAAAATAGTCCTATAAAACACTGTTATAATTGAGTTGAGGAAACACAACGCCGTACAACTTAATATCTATTCTTACAGAAAGAGGTGAAATAAATGGCATATAGTCGTGGAACGTCTACCAACATTATCGTTGGTGCAGCAGCATTATTTATTGCAGACACTACATTGGCACCTACAGGAGCTAATGCTCTTCCAGCATTTGTTAACGCTGATTCATACAGAGAGACACTCTCTGCTGACTTAGACTTTACAAACGTAGGTTACACTATGAACGGTCTTGAATTGCAGTTCCAACCTGACTTCGGTGAAGTACAGGTTGACCAAATTCTTGACGTTGCTAAGCTTTACAAGCAAGGAATGCAAGTTAATCTTGCAACAGCATTTGCTGAGGCTACACTAGAGAACCTTCTATTGGCTCTAGCATATGGTGATTCAAAGCTTACCACAGCACTTAACGGAGACAAGACAATGGACTTGTCAGCAGGAGATATCGGTGAATGCCCAGTTGAGCGAGGAATCGTTGCAGTTGGACCAGGAACTGGTGACTGCGTAGACTCTGCATATGTAGAGCGTGTTTATGTTGGATACCGTGCACTTTCAATTGAAAATGTAACAGTATCTGCTAAGCGTGAAGAAGCTTCAATGTTTGAGGTTTCATTCCGTCTTCTTCCAGAAGATGGTGGATCATACGGTAAGATCGTAGATCGCACATGGGGCGACAACTCATAATAACAACTTAATAATACGACTTAGCCCATCTCATAACGAGGTGGGCTTTGTTGTTTTTGTGGTAAACTTGATATATCATGGCGACATCAATTTATAAAACAAAAAATATTTATCTATTTGACGGAACAGAAATAGAGATAATGCCTCTTAAGATCAAGTACCTTAGAGAGTTTATGGATGCATTTAATAAGATAAAGTATGCACAAGATGATGATGAGTCAATGATGGTTTTAACAGAATGTACAAGAATAGCAATGAAACAATATTATCCTCAAATATCTAAAAGCATAGAAGATCTTGAAGATAACATAGACTTGCCCACGGTTCATACAATATTGGATATTGCTGCCAATATCAAGATTGATCAAACAGAGGAAAATGAAAAAAGTCAAGAAAGTCAAGACATCAAGTCTAAGGCACAAAAAAGCGAAGCAGGTCCTTCATGGGAAGAGTTTGATCTGGCAAAAATTGAGTCGGAGGTTTTTTTGCTGGGTATATGGAAAGACTATAATGAGCTAGAAGAGTCTTTATCGTTAGCAGAGATATCAGCAATCCTATCAAGCAAAAGAGAATTAGATTATCAAGAAAAGAAATTTTTTGCAGCAATACAGGGTGTTGACCTAGAGTCTGACGGAAATGAAGAGCGTGGTCAAAAAGAATGGGAAAATCTTAAAGCAAGAGTATTTAGTCGTGGCGCTACAAGTGATAGCAATGATGTACTATCTTTGCAAGGACAAAATGCTAGATCAGCAGGTTTTGGTATTGGAATGGGGCTTGACTACGAAGATGCAAGAGATCCAAACCTTATAAAATAACCTCTTTGTATGCTATAATTAATACAAACCTAAGGGAGGGATCAAGATGGCAACAACCGTGCATGAAGCGCAAACGATTAAGCTAATTGATGGTACAGAAATTACTCTAAGACCGCTTAAAATTTCACTTTTACGAAAGTTTATGAAAAAGTTTGAGGGTATTGCAGCAGTAGTAGATGATAATGATAAGTCAATTAATCTTTTAATGCAGTGTGTATTAATCGCTATGGAGCAGTACGCTGCTGGACTAGATGTAGATCTTGCAAATCTAGAAGATAATATTGATTTGCCTACTGTCTATAAGATTGTTGAAAC